TGGACTGACCAAGAGCTGACGGATTACATCAACGATGCCCGCAACAGGCTCGTTCGTGATACCGGCGTTAACCGCCTCATTCAAAATAGCACCGTGGTTCAAGGCCAGGAAGTTTATACTTTCTCGTCTTTGCCAAAGGGGTCGCTTACGCTCGACATCGTGAACTTCAATTTGTATTGGGGAAACTCACGCGTGCCGCTGCGCTATCAGCCGTGGACCCAATTCAACAGCCAATTGCGTTATTGGCAGAACTATATTGGTCGTCCTATCTGCTATTCGATTTACGGCAGCCAAAGTTTCTATGTTGGGCCTGTTCCTGATCAAACATATCAGATTGAGCTGGACACCATTGTTCAGCCAATTGATTTGGTTGCTTTAAGCGACGTGGAAACCATTCCATTGCCCTACACGCAGCCTGTTCCTTACTACGCCGCTGGCACGGCTAAGTACAAAGAACAGAGTTACGGCGAGGCGGAAATCTTCAAACAGGAATACCTGAAGAAGGTTCAAAACGCCTTGGCAACATCATTCCAGCGCCGGATACCTGACGTTTACAATCAGGTGTACTAAAATGGCGGCATCACCTGAACAAAAAAAGAACTATCAAGTCACCAAAGCCTTTAAAGGCATGAACACGCGTCCCAACAGGACTGCGTTGGACAATGAAGAATTTGCCTGGCTTGAAAACGTTCAACCAATTGGGTTTGGTAACATCAAAACCGTTGGTACATCATCTGCCGTTCAAGCCAGCGGGTCCGCTCTTGCGTGGGCCAATGCGGTATCTTCAATCTATAGCTGCAACATTAAAAACGTTGATTACGTTGTAGCTTTTGAAGCCAATGGTGGCGCTGAGTATCTCAACCTTAAAACCAGTACTAAGGGAACATTGGCATCTGCGGGCACGTTCAGCACGTCTGGCGTCCGCATGAAACAATGGAAAAATGACCGCGCTATTATAGCCGATCCTAGCAAAGGGTATTACACCTGGGATACCATAGACCTTATTTCCGTTGGGTCTGTGGGGTCTGTAGGCATTACCAACACGGGGTCCGGCTACACAACGCCGCCTGACGTGACGGTCAGCGCTCCTAATCAATCCAACGGCGTTCAAGCAACCGTTGTGGCGTCAATCTCTAATGCCGCCAGCACAATCACCAACATCAGCATCACCAGTGGTGGAACGGCGTACACCAGTTTTCCAACAGTGACCATCGCATCACCGACAAACCCATACGGGGTGCAAGCACAAGCTGTAGTGACCAGCATTACTGGTGGGGCTGTTTCGTCAATTCAAATTACTAACCCCGGTTACGGATACACAGCAGCGCCCGCCATAACGTTTTCTAGCGGCACAGCGGCGGCAACCGCTGTTGTTGGGTCTGGTCTTGTGTCCAGTTTAACTGTGACCAATGCGGGTTCTGGGTACACAAGCGCTCCAACGTTGACGTTTACTGGCGGCGGCGGTTCTGGGGCGGCGGCAGTTGCCGGGCCTTTGACGTTTGCAGTTGGCACCATAGGCGTTCTTGTCACTACCAGCGGAACGGGTTACGCGTCTGCACCAACTGTTATTTTTACAGGCGGAGGATACACCACAATTGCTCAAGCCACTGCAATTGTGTTTGGTGGTATTGTAACTCAAATTATTGTTACAAACCCTGGTGCTGGATACACGTCTGCTCCGTCTGTAAGCTTCAGTGGCGGGTCTCCAACAACCGCGGCTACAGCTACGGCGCTACTTACCAGCGACACAATCTCTGACGTCGCCAGCTTTCAAGGGCGAGTTTGGTTATCACAGGGACGCACGGTATTTTACAGTGCTGCGGGCCAATACAACGACTTTGTAAGCGTCTCTGCGGGTAACATTGAAATCACAGACGATACGCTTCACAGCAATATTTCGGCTTTGATTTCAGCAAACAATTTTCTGTACGTTTTTGGTGATGACAGCATCAACGTGTTTTCAGATGTGCGCGTCTCGTCAACCGGCAACACGTTGTTTACCAACACCAACGTCTCGGCGTCCAACGGGTCAGTTTATTACGACGGAATATTTCCGTATTTCCGGTCTTTGTTGTTTATCAATGACTACGGAATTTTTGCTTTGATCGGTGCAACGGTCAGCAAAATTTCAGATGCTCTTGATGGCATTTTCCCGTTGATTGATTTTACGCAGCCAATATCAGGCGGCCAGGTTCTTGTTAACAACATCCTGTGTGCGGCGTTCAATGTCTACTACAACGATCCCGTGCAAGGCACACGTCCCATCCAACTTGTGTTTTTTGACAAGAAGTGGTTTGTCACCAGCCAAGGAACAATCAAGCACGCTTTGCCGGTAACGACGGCCAAGAAGCTGTATTTGTATGGGACAGGCGGCACAAATCTGTTGTCTCTTTATACAAATGCAACGTCTAACGTTAACACAATGATCACAAGTGCATTGTGGCCTATGCAAGACACAATTCGCACAAAACAAGCGTTGAAATTTGCTTTAGAAGCAACGGCGAATGTAGCAGCGACATTTAACGTTACGGTTGACAGCGAAACAAACACAAGCCCAGTTTATGTTATTTCCAATGTTATTTATTGGACAAACAATTCTGGGGTTACAATTTCATGGACCAATAACTCGTCTTCAGCAATTCAATGGACAGGTGGTTCAGGTTATCAACTTTATAAATCCGACGCTCAGCAATATGGAAAATATCTGGGTCTTACAATAACTTCTTCCAGCCCATCGTTCACTTTCAACACGATGGAAATGGAATACGAACAAAGGGTGAGGTTCTAATGGCGCTCCCGATCACAATCCCATACACCTTTGCCAATGCAACAACGTCTATACCGTTGTCACAACTTGACAGCGATTTTACTACCGTTACTAACGCTATTAACGGCATTGGTAATGGAACCAACAGCTTATCTAATGTGTCCATTACGGGCGGAATGATTAACAACGTTGGCATGTCCAATGTGTCCATTAACTACGGAATTATCAACAACGTTGGCGTGTCTTCTTCTACTGGAACGCTATTTTTTGGAAATCAAACCGCCGTTAAAGGTGGCGTTATGCGTCAAGATTGGGTAATTGAATCCGTCGCTAACTCTTCCAAAAATGAAGGCAGTATCTGGCCGGATGGGAGCACTTACGCATATTTTACCGCTGCTCAAACATTTACCAGTTCAAACTCTACGCAAGATGGCGAAGCACCTAACATAACTGGATTTTTTGTTGCCTATGCAAACGGCACAGATAAAGCGGTTTGTGCAAATATAAATACCGCCGTAGCAACGTCAAACGCGTCAGTTGTATTTGGTTCAAACATCATAGCCAGAACTAATTCCATTGGAAATTCCCAACTTGTTGGGTCAGAAATTGACGTTGAACCTGCTTCCGGTGTTACCGCTAATAGCGGTTCTGCTGGAATGTACATGAACGCTTTTAATTATGATGGGTGCGGTTCTGCTTTTCAAATTGGGGGCATTGGCGGAGGAACATTTACTAATGGCGTTGTATTAAATGGAATTAAATCAGATGGAGCGTCTATTTGCGATCAATCAGGTTTGTCTTGCAAATATGGTTTGATTTTTGCAAATGGCTCATTTTCAAATTCTGCTGTATATTTGTCTAATCTCTACAATATGCGTTTTGGATCAAGTGCTAATTTATACGCAGATACCGGTTCGTATTTTAACATAAAACTAGGGTCTGGCGCTCTTTTTGATGCTTCAACTTCAACTGAAAATTATTTGAATTCGGCTTTTAGAAATTCATCTGGTAGTTCTTCTGTTCAAATTTTCACAGCGTCTGGTTCTGCGTGGAATGGCGCTGCTGCCGCAATGACGGTTGCTAAAAACAACACTACAAGTCGTTCTATCAATGCGGCGGGCACTATCAATGCGAGCGGAGCTGATTACGCTGAATACGAACTCAAGCGCGACGATTGCGCGTCCGTTCAAAAAGGCAACATCATTGGATTTGATGTAAACGGCAAAATCACAGATCAATGGTCGTTGGCTGTATCATTTGGCGTCAAAACAACCAACCCAAATTTAGTAGGCGGCGACGTCTGGCATTTGGCTGCGGGTGAAATGCCCGTTGAGCCAACGTATGTGGCTCCCGAATTGCAAAAACCCGAATACCCAGCACAATCTATTCGCGTAAAATCAGACGTAACCATTGAACAGCATGAAGCTGAAATGGCTCAATACGAAGCAACCCTTGCTGCTCATCGCGCAGAATGGGACAGCACGGTTTACGCTGATTACATGTCTTCAAAAATTGAATATGAACAACGCCTGGAAATAGAGCGTCAAAAAGTTGACAGAATTGCATATTGCGGAAAAGTGCCTGTAAATGTGACTGGCGCAAATGTGGGCGATTACATTGTGCCGGTTGAGCAAAGCGGAAAAATTGGCGGTATCGCTGTTTCTGTTCCCAGCTTCGACCAGTACATAATTGCAGTGGGCCGTGTCAGAAAAATAATGGCCGATGGTCGGCCTGAAATTGTCGTCAAGCCAATCTAAAGGTGCAACATGGGCGTTCAGGCATTCACTCAACTTGGCAACACGGTTGTCTTTACGGCCAACACAGCCGCGCCTACGCCGGTCCAAGCTTTGTCTAATGGGCTTGGGTCAAATCAATACCGTGTTGTCATTCCGGCCAGCTCCACGGTTAGCATGATTTACCTTGGATATGGGACAAGCGCAGCAACGGCCAACACCAATGCGGTGGTGATCACAAGCAGCACGTTCACGCTTCCTCTGTTGCCTGGCACAGATGAAATTCTGACGTTCTTGCCAAACGCATATTTCACTGGCATCACCGCAAGCGGGAACATCACCGTTTTCATAACACCTGGCGATGGAGTGTAATCATGTCGCTTAAGACGGTTGCTCAATTTACGAGTAGCGGCGGCGGTTCTGGAACCGTAACCAGCGTTAACGTCAGTGGCGGCACAACCGGACTGACGACCAGCGGCGGGCCTGTTACTACGTCTGGCACCATTACATTGGCGGGTACATTGGCGGTCGCTAATGGCGGCACCGGGGTCACGGCATCGACCGGCGCAAGCAGCGTTGTTTTGCGTGATGCAAATTCCAACATAACGGGAAATTCTTTTTTTGAAAGCATTACCTACGTTGCGGCGGCAGGAACAACAACAACGCTTACGGCTGCGTCTACGCCAACGTATGTTGTAACGGGTTCTGGAGGGCAAACATACAAGCTGCCTGACGCAACGACGTTGCCCGCAGGGGCAATATTTTCTTTTAACAACAACCAGACTAGTGGCACAGTTGTTGTTCAAAACAGCACCGGAACAACCCTTGCAACATTGCAATCTGGAGCTTTCATAGATTTCACGTTGTTGGTCAATTCTCCAGCGGCGGGGACTTGGGATACGCACGCACAGACGCCTTCAAATGTTAGCTGGTCTACCAATACGCTTGATTGGACAGGATCAATTACCAGCGCAACTTGGAATGGAGCTGTAGTAGCCCCAAACCGCGGCGGAACGGGCATTGCAAATAATACTGCCAGCACCTTGACGATTAGCGGCTCTTTTGGGACGACGTTTACGATAACTGGAACAACGTCTGTAACGCTACCTACAAGTGGAACACTGGTAAATACGGCTGTTACTACACTTTCCAGCTTGTCCAGCGTTGGGACTATAGCTACGGGTGTGTGGAATGGAACTACTATTGCTGTTGCGTATGGCGGCACGGGTGTGACAACTAGTACGGGAAGCGGAAGCAATGTGTTATCTGCTTCGCCTACATTGACAGGTACACTGACGGTTCCGACAATCACCAGCGCGGCATCCACGGCGCTGACCATTCAGTCTGCTGGCACGACTGCAATAACGGTAGATACGAGCCAAAATTTGCTAGTTGGAACAACCACTACAAGCGGTACAGGGTTTACAGTTCTTCCTGCAAACGGTGGCGCGGGTGTTCCCGGCGTATTCAGCCAAGGGGCTAGTTCATCTGCTGGAAACACTTACCATGTGTACTCAACAACTGCCGCTGCA